CCGAACTGGTCACCGATCCGGTGGGATTCGATCAACTGGATGCGTGGTTCGCCCTCGCCATCGCGGGTTTTGTGGATGAAGTACTCGCCGTCGATGTCCATGCCCCGGCAGACGAGCGCCTGGCATTCCTCGAACGAGAATCGTCGAGTCACCTCACAGCGGGCCGACCACAGGGCGAAGTAGGCCTCGGCGGCACGGTTCCACTCAGGGTCGAGTGATTGCGCCTGCACACGGATGCCGTCGCCGGTCGAGTAGATGGCCATGTTGGCGACCAGTTCGCGGACGAAGCCTGAGTTCTTGTGAAGGTAGCGCGACTTGCGGACTAATTCCGAGCGCACACCTGGCGTGAGTTCGTGCCGAGCGTCCGTGGGTGCAAACCCCGGAACCAATCCACGGCGAGACGACCAGTTGGCAGACTCGAAGGGTGATCCCCATGCCTTGGGGACGAGAACCGGCGGCAGCCATTTGAGGGCGAAGGATTTGAGCGGATTCATTTCGAGAGGTGGCCGGAGATGAAGGAAGCGGCGACGGTGCGAGGTTTGCCGTAAGTGGCCGGGTCGAGAATCCGCAGTGCGTGGGCGCATTCCTCAAGCACCTGATCGACGGGCATGGTGAACTGCTTGGTGGCAGAACTGCCCGCCTCGTTCCAGGTCATGAGGGTTTTGCCCTCGATAAGAAATTCCTTCGCCCGCGACTGGATGGCGAGCACCTCGGAAATCGTGAAGCCGGTGATGAAGAGTCCGCGTGCCATGAGTTATTTACCTTTCCACGTGGCGTTGCGACCACGGGTGTCGATGTGGACGAAGCCGGACGATGGGTAGAGGCCGAGACCTCCCACAAACCTCCCAGTCTTGCGCCATTCGAGCAGCCGGTCATAGACGCGCTGTGGGCTGATGCCGTCGAATGCGATGTCGAGAGCGGTGAACTCAAGATGCTGACTGGATGATGCGCCACCGACCGCCTTGTTGTAGCCGGGCGAGCGGTAGGAACTCAGGATGGTGCATGACTTGCCAAACGAATCACGCAGCTCGTCCACGATGCGAAGAGCGGGCACGATGTTTTTCCAGATGCTGCGCGGAGGGATGCTGTTTTTCGCTCCCTTGCGCTCACGGGCAAAGTAGTTGGTGAACTCAGCCGTCCCGAAGTTTCGAAATCTCTGGGCAGCAAACCAATCACTGAACGTGTTCATGGCTTACTTGGAGGTGCGTGGTTCGACGATGATTTCAACGCGGCCGTCAGGGCGAACCTTGATCACGCCGTCCTTGCTGATGAACTCGCCGGTGATTGCAGGTGGCGTGGCGCATGAGGCGAAAAACGGGACGGTCAGAACACCCATCGCCAAACAGAACAGTCCAACCTTGAACGATTGGTTTGGCTTGCCGTCGTCAAACAGATCGCCGAGCACGACCACCAGTTCTTTCACGGCGAGCGCGGCGGGACCGGCGGCAAGCAGGTATTTTGCCATCGTCGGATCGAAGAGCTGGGCGATACCCGCCAGATCCAGTGCGGCGAGCGTGGACATTCCAGAACCAAGGAACGTGAGGAAGCGGAGGATGGTTACGGTCTTCATGCTCCCTCGTCCGGAGTGTCAACCGGGGCGGCGGCAATGGATTCCCGGCCGACGATCTTGAGCATGGTCGCCGCTGTCGCCTGCATGGACTCACAATCAAAAAAGTGATTCGGTCGCGAGCCGATCTGCTTCCACATCCAGTGACCCTTTTCCTTGATCCGCTGCTCGCTTTCGAGCTGCGCAAGATAGTCGTCGTCGATGTCGTCGGGGACCTCCCAAGTCGGCCCCTGAGCGGGATCTTGGTTGCGGCGCAGGCGGGCGAGCGTGTCTTTGATATTGAGGTTGCTCCAGTAATGGACGTGGCAGGACTGGCGATGCGAAAGCACGACCTTGCGCCGGGGCGAGTAGAACCGTTGGACTGTTTTTCCATCGCGCCCCTTGTGCGCATAGACTGGGCGGCGGTCGCCAATGAGCGCGACCCATCCTCGCTTGGCGCACTCACGATAGACATCGTAGGTCGCATAGCCGGCATCGAGAAACACGAGGCTCGGGTGAACATCAAAGCGTTCCTGTAAGACGTCGATGTCGGTGAAGGTCAGGATGCGCTCGTTCCACATGAGGCGGCTAGATCCCTCCGCCGACCATGAGCGCACCACGGCGAACAGGTGGTCCATCTGGCAGTCCACTGTGATGAAGCGCAGCGGGATGAGGCCGTTGCGCTCGGGCAGCGGGGCGGCAATCACACGTCCGCTCTTCGGCTCAATCGCGCCCTCCTCTTCCCATGTCTCGCCGCGCTTGTAGCCGGATTTGACGATCTCCAGCTTGTAGTCTTCGACGTATTCGCGCCACGGCAGACCGAGCCGCTTCTGATAGAATTGTTGGAGCAGTGAAACGTCGCCCTTGCGCGCCGATGCCTTGGCCCGCAGGTAGAGTTCGGCGAGTTGCCCCCAACTCATCGCGCACAGCGCGTTCCAGTGAAATCCGACGTTTTCCTTCGAGGCTTTCGGATTCTTGGCGACGAACGCTCCGGTCGCATTGAGTTCACGCCGTGTCCGCTCGCCGTCGTTGAAGTAGTGGTTGCACGACTCACAGCGCATTGCCGTGGTGCGCCGGACTTCGTCGAAATCCCATTCACCGAATTCATCCCTGGCCGACTTGCTCCACTCGACGCATTCCCATTTGAACGGTTGGCGATGTCCGCACTCGGTGCAGGCAAACGTCCATTCGCGCTGGTCAGTCGTTTCGAATTTGCGGTGCGTGTCGTCATCCTCCTCGCCGCCTTGGCTCATGAATATGCACTTGCCCAGCCAACCGAATGCCGTAACGCGGGCCTCCGCTTCCGCCATGTGACCCTGGGGCCAACGCCACGTTTCATCCCCGATGAGCCAGCGGATCGAACGTCTCTGGAGGTTAGTCTTGTTGTGCGCGCCCAGAATCCAGAGCGTCATTCCATTGGTGAACTGGATCGCGTTGTTCTTGCGCTTATGACGGTGAACGCCCGTCGGCATCAAGCGGGCCACTGGTTCGCATTGATCAAAGAGCTTTTGCAGGCGAGATTCGGAATAGTCGCGTGCATCTTCATCAGTCTGATCGAGCCACAAGGCAGGCCCGGGTAGGTTGGAAATGATGTAGCAGAGCGTGAGCTCAGGGGCGGTCGTCTTGGATGACTGGACTGAAGCGATGATCGAAACGAGGCGAATGCGCGGATCGACCAAGGCCTCCATCACCTCGCGAATCCATGGCGAGTTTTCCGAACGAAAGCGACCGGGATTCGGTGAGTATGGAATCGCCTCGATGTGATCCTCGCACCACTGCCATGCAGGACGACGGTCGGGTGGTTGCCATGCTTCACGCCAAATTTCCTTGAGGACATTCATGCCTCTGCACGAACGTCAACGCGGCATCAGCCTTCATGAAGGACTTGCAGCACCTCATCAATCGCACGACGACACTCTTTCTGGATGCCAGTCGCATCGAGCCCCGAGAGGACCGGAGGCAATTCAGATTCGAACTTAGCGCGCAGAATCGAAGTCGCCTGGGCTACCTGCCCAATCCATTCCTCGCGCACCTTGGTCAGCGCGACGTATTCGCCCTTCTTCACAGCAATCCGAAGTTCGCGTTCTTCGACCTCGGCGAGCAACTTTCTCGCCTTGAGAGCTTCCTCGTTTCCGACCGGTGCCTTTCCTGCTTTGAGGCCATTGAGTCGCACAAACTCTCTCCAGTCTGCAACCGGCCACAAGCCATTCGATAGAGCCTTGGGAGCGCCGTCCATCTTCTGCCAGGTGGAGAGCGTGCGGCGAGTCACACCGAGCACAGAGGCAAGCTCCACGAGCGTTTTGGCATAAGCCAGAGTTTCCACACTCCCCGCAGCTCGTGACTCAATGCGCCCCCTCTCAGCCACCGTTAGAGGCTTGCCCGCAGCGACCTTCTTCACGATATTTTGAAAATCGGCGTCGAGGATTTTCCCTGCGACGTCAGGTGATAGTTCTTTCGGTTCCATGTCGACGGCGAGGTGTCAAAATGAGTCGTGAAACACGAAGCTAAAAGCGGGTTGGCCTGTTTTACCCGTCAAGTTAGCAGAAGAAGCTTCGCTGAATAATGTTTGACATATCATACAAAATGTATATTTATTGCTCAGAATATCAGCCATTATGGGACGAGAAAATAGCACACTACTGCCCAAGCACGAGCGTCTCCTCGTCGATTTGGGAGAGAATCTTCGATTGGCGCGGCTGCGGCGAAAGCTGAGTGCCGAACAGGTCGCAGAGCGGGCGGGCCTCAGCCGCTCGACCCTGCATCTGATGGAAAATGGATCCGCCGGTATTTCGCTGGGCAAGCTCGTGCAGGTGTTGGCCGTGCTGGGATTGGAGCAAGATCTCTCTGCGGTGGGTAGCGACGATGTGCTGGGCCGCAAACTGGAAGACGCTCGTCTCACGGAAACCCGTCGGCGCGCACCGAAAAGAAAACTTAAGCCATGAGCAGGGAAATTGAAGTATGGGCTGACTGGCAAGAACTCGGTTCGCCGATCTTGATGGGGCACCTGCGTTCCGATCTGACTCGGGGCAAGGAGATTTTTTCCTTCTCCTACGAGGGCGAATGGCTGGCAAGTGGTGCCGCAAGGCAGCTCGATCCTGACCTGCGACTCTTTGGTGGACCGCAGTATCTGAACTCCGCAGAACGACCGAACTTTGGTCTGTTTCTGGACTCGTCCCCGGACCGATGGGGAAGGCTTCTCATGCAACGACGGGAGGCGGCCCTCGCACGCGAGGCCAATCGTCCCGTCCATCGCTTGCAGGAAACCGATTACCTGCTCGGGGTGCATGATGAGCAGCGCTCCGGTGCCTTGAGATTTAAGGAGTGCGAAACGGGCGACGCCTGGCTCAACAACGAATCCTCGATGCGGACACCTCCGTGGACATCCTTGCGCGAATTGGAACAGGCAAGCTGGAAGATCCAGGACGCTTCCGCAAACGACGACCCTCATTATCTCGAATGGCTCAACCTCTTGATCGCGCCGGGTTCGTCGATCGGTGGCGCAAGACCGAAAGCCGGGGTCAGGGATCCCAATGGCGATCTTTGGATCGCGAAGTTCCCCGGACGCTCCGATGCTCGGGACATGGCCGCGTGGGAGATGCTCACCCACCAACTCGCAGTCAAAGCGGGCCTTCGTGTCGCGGAAGCCGAACTGCAACAATTCGGAAGTGGCCATCGGACCTTTATGACCCGCCGCTTCGACCGGGTGCGGGGGAGCAACGGGACGCAACGAGTCCATTTCGCCTCGGCGATGACCCTGCTCGGGCACACCGATGGAGACAATCATCATGCCGGGGCAAGCTACTTGGAGATCGTCGAATTTCTCTGCCGCCAGGGAGCCGCAACCGTCAGCGATCTTTCGGAACTGTGGCGACGAATCGTTTTCTCCATCGCTGTTCGAAACACCGACGATCATCTTCGCAATCACGGCTTCCTGCTCACGGATGGCGGATGGCTTCTTTCTCCCGCTTATGATCTGAATCCCGAACCCACCGGAACCGGACTGAGCCTCAATATTTCGGAAACTGACAATGCCTTGAGTTTTGATCTGGCCATGGAGGTCGCTTCCTTGTTCCGGCTCAATCATGCGGCGGCGGAATCCATTCTGCGAGAGGTAAAGGGAGCCGTGGGAACCTGGAAAAAACAGGCAATTGATCTTGGCATCGCGCGCGCAGAGCAGGAAATCATGGCGGCGGCTTTTCAAGCCTGAGCCTATTTTTCGGTTCATCTGGATCGGATCGGGATTCATGACTTCACCGCCACCCATCCCGCAAAGTTCAGATGCCGCCAGAAGCAGTCCACGGAAGTGAATCCTTCCTGACGTAGCAACTCTTCGTTCCAGTGTGCGGTCACCGGCACCAGCACGCCTTCGAGTGACATCCGCTTGCGGTCGATTTGGCTATCGGAATATCCATTCTCCCGCTTGATGTTGAGGAAGAGCTCGACGAATGCGTCATCGATCTTGGCCGTGGCACCGAGCACTTTCTCCACGAGGATGAATGCACCTCCCGGAGCCAGCGACTCATACCCTCGACGCACGATCTGCTGGCGGTATTCGATGGGCGTGAATTGCAAGGTGAGCACTGCGAGAACTACGCTGGATGTCACACC